CAGGAGCTGATTCGAGACTCTAGACTGAAGAGTCTAGCCATATTCCCCGTCCCGGTCAATTCGGATAAGGTCAGCCGCTCATTGCTGGTCTCGGCCAGGGCGGCCAATGGCAAGCTCTACTACAACCGCCAGGGGGGCTGGGCTGAGACCCTGATCTCCGAGTTCATCAATTTTCCAGGCGGCAAGCATGACGATATCCTGGATGCCGTCTGCGGCTGCGTTGAGCTATTGAACAACTTCCAGGCAGAGGCCCCGGTGGTCTCGCCTGGCGTTCCCAGAAGACACAGCAAATGGAGAGGGAGAAGTTAGTGGCAAAGAAGAACATGAAACTGGTGGAGGTGGGCCGGACCGGCCTTACCCGCTTCGGCGGCTACATCTCCGAGGAGTGGCTTCCTGATCTGCAGGGCAGAAAGGGCGCTGAGGTCTACAAGAGGATGGCCGATGGCGACTCTATAGTCGGCGGATACATGTTCGCCATCAAGGAGATAGCCAAATCCGTTCCCTGGTTCGCAGTTCCGGCCAGCGGCCGCGAGGAGGCCCAGCAGGATGCCAGGTTTCTGGAGAGCTGCATCTATGACATGTCCTCTCCCTGGCCCTCCACCCTCGATGAGATCCTCTCCATGCTGCCATTCGGCTGGGGATACTTCGAGAAGGTCTTCAAGATCCGCCGGGGGCCGAGGCAGAAGGATCCCAGATTTCACAGCCAGTATAATGACGGCCGGATCGGCTGGGCCAAATGGGCACCCCGCGCCCAGGAGAGCCTGAACGAATGGATCTACGATGAGGATTCAGACACTCTCCTGGGCATGAGCCAGATCCCGGCTCCGGACTATCAGGAGCGCAGGATACCTCTGGGAAAGGCCATCCATTTTGTGACCACATCCTCCAAGGGCAATCCCGAGGGCCGCTCCATCCTCAGAAATGCCTACCGCAGCTGGTATATGAAGGTCCAGATCGAGGACCTGGAGGGAATTGGAACCGAGAGGGACCTGGCCGGCTATCCCACCCTCTACATACCTCTGGAGGTCTTCAAGCGGGAGACAGAGGCGGCCATTAAGGCCTACAACGATTTCATGGAGGTCATCTCCAATATCCGACGGGATGAGGTAGAAGGCATTCTCCTGCCGGCTGTCTTCGATCAGAATGGCAACCGCCTCTACGAGTTCAAGCTCCTCTCCAGCAGCGGAACCCGCCAGTTCGACACCAGCCGCATCATCAACCGTTATGATACCCGCATCGCCTTGACCGTCCTGGCCGATGTTCTGCTGCTGGGCCAGCAGAAGCAGGGCAGCTATGCCCTCTCCGACACCAAGTCCAAGATGTTCTATCAGTCGCTGATGTCCCTCCTTGACAACATCGCCGAGACCATAAACATCCAGGCCGTTCCTGAACTATTCGAGCTGAACGGCTTGGAGAGAAATGAGCTGCCCTATCTGGCCCACGGCAAAGCCGAGCCGATAAACCTGGAGATGCTGGGCAACTTCCTGGGCCGGCTCACAGAGATGGGCATGGTGCTGGACGACCGGCTGGAGAATCACCTGCGAGGCATTGCGGATATGCCTCTCCGAGATGCTCAGCAGCCCTCACTTCGCAAGTCCAGGCCGGCCTTTGCCCTGAAGAGGCCGGGGCAGCACAGGAGGCAGATGCTACCGGCTGGATGCAAGGGCTCTAAGGTAGAGGTGGTGGCCTGAATATGCCGGATATCCCGCCCCAGATGCCGGGCCTTGCCGCCCGAAGCATAGATGAGCTCTGGCAGTGGTGCGAGCAGAGAAGAGTTGGCGTATCCAAGCTGGCCGGTGAGGCCAGGCTCGACGGCTGCCGCTGCATCCTCTCCAAATACGGGGAAAATGTCCGGGTCAGGTTCCCCGGATCTGAGGAGCTGGAGCCGCAGCACCCGGAGCTGGCCGAGGCAATTTTAAATGCGCCTTTCCAGGCCCTGGTGCTGGATGGAGTGGCCATAGCCGTGGAGGATGGAGAGATATTGCCCCGAGAGGGGCTGGCGGCTCTTCCCACCGGCGAGCCGGCCTTTCCC